GGATTCCAGACCACAGATATTGGACGGCTTATCCGTTGGCAAGACGCGGCTTCAAATTGGACATATCTGACCGTTACGGCCCGCGCCGACACCACCCATGTTACTGCTACCATAGACGGACCTGATGCTTCTGCTACTACCGCTACGGCAAACTGGCGGCTTGGAGCGTGGTCAGACACCACAAGCTACCCCGGCGCGGTCACGTTTCACCAGAACAGGCTTTGTTTTGCGGGTGGCACCAGTGAACCTCAACGGATTGATTTGAGCCGTACAGGTGACTTTGAGAATTTTGCACCAACAGAACCAGATGCCACGGTTGTCGATGATAACGCTGTTACGAACAATCTGTCAGCCGATACGGTCAACGCCGTCCGCTGGATTGCCGATGACGAAAAAGGTCTGTTGATTGGAACGGTTGGCGGTGAATGGTTGCTTCGCCCGTCCGACACGGGCGCTGTCATAACCCCTGCTACTGTTCAGAGCAAACGGTCCTCTGCCTACGGAAGTGCCAACATCCAGGCCATTAGGGCGGGCCGCGCTGTTCTGTTCGTGCAAAGGGCGCTGCGTAAGGTTCGTGAATTAGCCTATGTCTTTGAAGACGATGGTTTCAGAGCGCCTGATTTAACCCTGGTTGCGGACCACATTAGCCGCACGGGAATAATTGAAATGGCGTACCAGAACGAACCACAAAGTCTTGTCTGGCTACCCTTGGTGGACGGAACGCTGATTTGTCTGACCTATGAACGCGACCAGGCAGTTGTTGGCTGGTCCCGTCATGTTATCGGTGGACAGAGTGACGCCGGGACCAACCAAGCTAAAGTCGAAAGCGTTGCGGTTATTCCAAACACATCAGGCACGGCTGACGAACTTTATATAATCGTTAAGCGGTACATCAATGGCGCGACCCGGCGTTATATCGAGTATCTAAAACCCCATTGGGAAGAAACCAACAGCCAGGAAGACGCCTTTTTTATGGATAGTGGTTTAAGTCTGGATGATAAATTGGTGATAACTGCTGCGACTGCCGCTGACCCTTGTGTAATTACGTCTGCGTCTCATGGTGTCGATGACGGCGACGATGTCAGGATTACGGAAGTCAACGGTATGACGGAGTTGAACGGTAACGCTTATATCGCGGGTGAGGTTGCGACGAACACGATGGAGTTGTTCAGTAACACCAAACAGAATACCACCATTTCAGGCGCAACCGCCGCGAACCCGGTGGTTATAACCGCCGCCGCACACGGGCTTTCTAATAGCGACCAGATTGGTATATTCGGCGTCGGTGGGATGGTTGAGTTGAACGGCAATGGATACGTTGTAGCCAACAAGACCACCAATACTTTTGAACTATCAGGCATCAATGGGACGGGATACACCACCTTTACCAGCGCGGGTGACATTCGCGCCGCCATCAACAGTACTGCTTTTACCGCTTATGTCTCTGACGGGGTGGTACGAGAGCGGTCCACCATCATCACCGGCCTTGACCATCTTGAAGGACAGACGGTTAAGATACTGGCGGAAGGTGCGACTCACGCCGACAAGACTGTTGCGTCCGGTTCTATCACCCTGGACAGATCATCTGCCATTGCTCATATTGGGCTTGCCTATACGTCTGATTTTGAAACCCTACGTTATGACGTTGGCGCAAAAGATGGGACTTCCCAAGGTAAATTCGTCAGGTTTCACCGTGTCATCGTGCGCTTCCTTCAAACCCTTGGCGGCTACATGGGTCCAGATACTTCAAATCTTGACCCGTTGGTTCTCCGCGAAGGTGGTGACCCAATGGACACAGCGGTTCCCCTTTTTACGGGCGACCACGAATTAGATTGGGATGGTGAATATGGTAATGACGAACACTTTTTTTACCGGCAAACCGACCCCCTGCCTGTTACCATTGAGGCAATTATGCCTCAAATGGTCACACAGGACAGAAGTTGATGTTTGAAGTCCTCCCTTTTAAGGCTGAACATCTAGCCATTATCAAACTTCAGCATATGCAAGCGTACTTGAGCAATTGGGTGACGCTGGACCATGGGCGCGGGCTTGAGCAATTCCCAAGTTATACGGCGTTCGCAGACGGGGTGGCTATCGGCGCGGCGGGGGTTCTTAATATGTGGCAAGGGCGGGGGGTGGCTTGGGCGTTTATCGCGCAAACCACGCCGCACAATTTCCTTAAAGGCCACCGGGTGGTTAAACGATTTTTAGACGGTTGTTATACCAAACGAATTGAAATGACCGTCGATTGCGATTTTCCAGAGGCGCACCGTTGGGCTAAAATGCTTGGTTTCACGATGGAGTGCGAACGGATGAAACATTACAGCCCTAACGGACGGGACTGTGCGCTGTACGCCAGGATACGACCCTGATGGGCGCTGAAATAACCCTTGCCGCTGTTCTTCAGAGTCTTGGAATAGGCGTGGCAGTTATTGGTCAGCTTCAGGCTGGCGCTGCCGCGGAGAATGCCGCGAACTACAACGCCCAGGTTGCGTTCAATAATGCCCACGCCGCACGGTTGGCGGCGGCTGAAGACGCCAAGCGTCAGAGGCGTTTGGGTATCAAACGGCAGGGTTCTCGTCGCGCTCTCGACCCCGATAAATTGGACTTGCTTGAAGACAGCGCTATTGAGGAAGAATTGGAGGTTTTGTCGCTTCTCCATGCTGGCGAGGTAGAAGCTACTGGTTTTGAAGGCACCGCCCGTCTTGATATCGCCAAAGGTAAAGCGGCTCGGTCTAGCTCCCGCTTTGGTGCGGGGAGCGCACTTCTGCTGGGCGGCGCAAAGCTGGCTGGAGGTTTAACTACCCGAACCCCATCGATAGTGACTTCAAGTATGACAAGCTCGGGATCTCGCACACCCTCGCCGTCTAATACTTGGTTATAGATAATGGCTAAATTTACAGAATTTAACGCTCCAATCGGAGTTTAGGAATAAGTAATGGCTAAATTTACAGGATTTGATGCTTCGCTAGGGGCCAAAGGGCCAATTAGCGTTCGCCGCGCTACCGCTAAAGATTTTGGAGGGTCTGGTGAAGGACTTCAAAAAACGGGAGCGGCCATAGAAAAGTTCGGGGACCAAATTGCTGAAGCTAACCTACGGGTTAGCAACCGCCGTGACACCATTGCGGTAGCCGATGCTAAAGAGAACTTTGAGACCGGACTAGCTGATGAACTTCGGCGCGTACAGGCAGAGGAGAGTTTAATAGACCCCCGCACCCTATCGAATTTTAGAGCTGAAGCCCTTAAAAGACGACAAGACGTCTTGGATAACTTTACCGGGACTGAAGACGCAAGAGCGCGGTTATCCGTAAAGATGACCAACATCGCAGGAACGCAGACACGGGCGTTGGCGGAGATGTCAAATACGGCAGGGATTGCCCGCGTTAGCCAGGTTATGGATAAAGATTTTAGACTCATAATTCGAGAAGCCATCGAGAGTGGTGACATCCAAAGTGCTTTTGATAAATTAGGTCTCGTTGCAGCGGACGCAACGGGGGCGTTATCTGACCAAGTACTACGGAAAAAAGTTGCCGCCCAAAGAGAAATCCTTTTAGTACAAATTTTTGATACTAAGTTGAAGATTGACGAGGATGTTGAAGGTGCGCGGGCGGTACTCAAGGTGAAAGGTATCGAAAAATTGTTGGCCCCCAAAACCTTGTTGCGTATGCGACTGGATATTAAGAAAGTAGACCGTGCCAATGAAAAAGGGGCGCGTGAGGCACAACAGGCTTTAATTAAATACGCTATAATTAAAGGGGTTCCGGTAGATCAGTTGACGCTTGCCGACAGGAACGCAATCAATAACTTTACACCCGACCATTCCCCCAGTGAGAAACTGGCTTTGATAGTAAAAGCAAACACCGACGCAGATTTGCCCGACCTTACCGACGAAGTTAAGCAGCGCATACTAACAGGGTTTGCTCAAGAAGCTGAGAATAAAACATTCACCCCTGCCGGGGCTAGGAGTATTACGACTGATGTGGGGTGGAAAATCGTAGAAAACTCTGCCTCTGATGAAGAAATACGTCAGTTCATTGCGGCTACGACGGTAATCACGCAAACTCGCACCGTGCTGCAACCGGATGGCTCGTTATTAACAATCGGACCGGGTGTTCTTACCCAGACCTCTAAAAACGCTTTGGACCATATGGGAGTAACGGCTACCGGCGAACTCGTGACAGCAATGGATGTACTTGGTCCTAATGCCAGTAGCTCTAGCAGAGATACTGGTAGCGCATCCGGTGTGTCAGGGACTTCTATGTTGGACCCGGCTGGCCCCCCACTACCACTTGAGGGGACAGTATTTGGTGCATCGTTCTACGGTACGGGGTTCTTATCTGCGGTTAAGAGTTTTGCCGCTGGTGTCCCTCTCGTTGGTGAAACCGAGTTTTTTCGTAGTGAAAAAGTCGTTAAAGCCCGTCAACTCTTGGAGTTAATGCAGAACGAACTGGTTAATGTACTCCGTTTTGGTCATAGAGCCGATAAAGAACGTCAAGAAATAAAAGAGGAGATTTCTATTAGACCTCAAGATTTGGAAAGCCCCCAGAGATACCGTGACCGCTTGAGTGCTATAGATGAGTCGTTAGCAAAAAGGGAGAAGGCCGCATTCGATCTACTCCATAGTCGTAAAATAGTGGGCGGTGACCAAAAGAAAGAGTTAAGAGAATTTCTCAACAAGGTTAGCACCTTTAGAGAAAAGTTAGGCGTACCCACGAACTACAAATCTTTTGATGAAGCCAGAAAGGCGGGTTTACGCCCCGGTGCTATTGTTCGTGTTAACGGTCAATACGTCACTTTTATGAATCTCGTTACTTGACCTCTCAAAAACACAGCCGCCGATATAAGAGACTTACCCGGTGCAATGACACCGCCAATAACTTCAAATCCAAGACGGGTCGACATAGCATCAGGGTCAATAGCTTG